ACTTAATTCAACATATATTGGTTATACTTTTAATTTATACATTGATATGGCAAACTTTAATAATAGTGTTGCATACGCAGAAACATGGGCTGGTAAAGTATTACTAAAAATGAGTGAATATTACTCTAAAGGTGATATGAAATCCAGCGGATTGTTTTATAACGATGGAACAAATAATTTAGTATATGATATGCACTATGGTTTTGTTTTTAATACATCGTATCTACTTCTACAATTTAACGTTAGATGTACTGCTGGTAGTTATAATTTTACTCCACAAACCGAAGTACCTATTTATAGGTTTTATTACCAAATAGCTAACCCAACACGTAATATGCCCTATGGTGCTGGTAGTGTTTCTCCTGGTGTAGGTAAATATATATACGTAGATACTGTAGTCTTTAATGAAGCTGGTGCTATTACTGGAGCATTAGAAAGTATAACTCGTGAGTTTAGCATTGGAGAATCTTGGCAGAAATACCCATACTCTGCCCCACTAACCTATCACACATCTATGTAATAGGTATTGACAAATAAGTTAAAGTATGATATAATACACAATAGAATAATAAGAGGAACTACAAATGACAGCACCAACAGTGCAAACACTTGATGAAATCATGGCAAGTCTGCAACCTGGATATGCAGAACAACAAGGTATTATTGGTAAGCAAATTGCTAATACCGATGCTACTAATAAAGCCCAGAAACTTGCACTGGACGCTGCTAAAACACAGGGTTTCAATCAAATAAACACGCAAGCTACTGGTAAAGGTAACACATTCAGTGGTATCCCAGTTGACGAACAAGCTAACTATTTATCTACTACTTACCTACCAGGGGTACAGAAGGCAGATGCAGACACTAATGCTGCTAAGTTAACATTGGCTGGTCAAGCTGCTGAATTAAATACAAACCAACGAACAACCGCATTAGGAGTACAAGAAAATCAGACTAGTGCACTTAACTCATGGAACTTAAACGAACGTAATATCGCAGCAACTGCAGCTGAGAATGCAGCTAATAGAGCAGCAACTGCAGCAGCTAAACAAGCTGAAACACCATCGCTTAAAGCTAACATACGGGCTTATTTAGACCAATATGTTGACCCTAATACTGGTTCTGTTCCTAAGAAAGTTTGGGCTAATGCAGCACAACTAGCTAAAGAAAGTGGCATGGGATTCGGTGGAGACACTGGATTTGCAAGCACATTCTGGAACTATGCAGATGATGCCAAATGGCAGGACTATAAACTAGGGTACGAACGGTACTTATAAGGAGTTAAAATGAGCCAAGCTGATTGGAATCTACTAATAAAATCATCCAACACTTCTGCTAATGCATACCAACAAATGTATGCTAAAAAGCGTAAAGAAAAAGAGGATGCAGAAAAGGACAAAGTAGTATTTGGTGATAATACTACTACAAACGGCAAAGCTGCTGCAGTAGGTCAAAGTAAAGACTTCTGGGGTGGCGTAGGTGACTTCGCTAAAGGAGTAGGTACTACTGTCGTTGAAGGTGTTAAAGGTGCTGGTGACTTTGCAGTTGAGACTGTTAAAGGTGTCAAAAACCTAATTGATGTTCAGGGCGAATTAGACAAACAGTCTAAATATCAAACTGGTGCAAAAGCCATTAATGATAAATATAAACAAGAAGAAGATTCTAAAGTCTGGAAAGGCTTTGAAAATGCTTCTTCTGTGGACGAATTACCTGCTGATAGGCAAAAAGCATGGGAAGATATTCAAGCAAGGCGACAAGCCGAGATGGATACTTATGACAATGCAAGTCCTTCTGGCAAGATAATGGTATCAAATCCAGATGGAACTACTAGAGAAGCTAAACCAGGTGAAACAAAAGACACATTCACGGTTCAAGATAACTCTAAAACTAATAAGTTATTCAAAGAGCAAAAGCGTAATGCTGAAGCATTCACAAAAGCAGGTCAGGATACCTACAAATTAGCACAATACATCCCAGGTGTAAGCCTAGGTGTTGAGGGTGCTGGAACTCTTGCTGCAATGGCAACAGGTGATGATGGCGATATTAATAAACGCCTTATTGAACTTACCCAAAGCAAAGACTGGGATAAACTGACTGATGATGAAAAGAAACAAGCTCTTATACAACGTAACCTAGGTGGTGCATTAAGTACCCTAGACTTGCTACCATTAGGTGGTAAAGTTGCTAAAGAAGGCTTTAAGGCTACTGTAAAAGGTGGTATTAAAGAAGGTGTAGAAGCTGCTGGTAAAGAGTTCGCACAATCTGTTGGTAGTAAAACTATTAAAGAGGTTATGAGTGTTGGTGGTAAGGAACTAGTTAAACAAGCTGGTAAATCTAGTGCCATCGGTACTGTAGCAGGTGCTGGATTAGGTATCGGTCTTAATGCTGTCATGGGTGGTGATAACTGGCAACAGGCTGCCATAGATGGTGCTAAGAGTGGATTTATCGGAGGCTTTATAGGTTCTCCATTAGATATAAATGTTAAATCAGTTCTACAAGAAACTGGTAAGAACTCACTTGATGTTCCTGATGATACTCTTAAAGCTATCATTAATGACATAGATGCTACTACTGCTAAGACTGCTGATGAGGCTAAATACATACAGACTCGTAAAGCAGAGTTCGAACAGATTATGGCTAACCGCCAAGCTGGTCTAGCTGACGATGGCAGCAAGATGATTAATCTTGAAGATAACCAACGACAACTATCTGACATGCAAAGTGGTAGATATACTGATGACCTATATGATATAACCAAGTCAGACGGTACTCCAGTAGACCCTGAGTTTGTTAAAGCTGCAACACAAAAACAAGTTGATTTACTTACTGAAAAACGTGATGTAATCTCACAACAAGTTGATGCAATCAGTGACCCAGTAGCTCGTGAAACTGCTATGCAGAATGTTAACAAGCTAGATGACCAGATTACTGCTATAAAGAGTGGTGATACGACTGCATTAATGGAAACTGGTGGTACTGGTTTAACTCGTAAACTAAATACCGAAAAGGTACGTGAACGATTTAGCCAATTACAGAATGAACGAGCTGAAGGAAACTTTAGGCAAGACCAAGCTAAGGCTGAAGCTGCCAAGAGAGGTGCTCCTACTAGAACCTTTGATGAAGTATCAAATGAAATTGATGCTCTAGGTGCTGGTGGTGTTGCTCCAGATGCTGTTACTCCACATCCAGACTTTACTGATGTAAAAGAAGTTGCTGACCTGCCTAATATGCCTATGCAATTAAAAGGTAGAGCTACAGTTCTTGCTAATGACAAACGACAACTTGAAATGCAACGTTCTGACATTATGACACGTTCTAAGGCTGATACAACTCTTGATGAATTAGATATGGACTTTAATAAGAAAATGTCTAGGATTGAGATGATGCCAGAACCTCGTAGAACTGCCGAAATAGATAAACTACAAGGTGAATACGAAAAGTCGTATGCTGATATAGAAGACCAAGTTGCTGCAGATGCTGCTAAGGCTACTGAATTAGATAGGGTTGAAGCACAAATCGTTGCTAATAGTAATGAGTTGCTTGCTGATGCTAACCTAATCAAAGATAGAAACCCAGCTGAGTTTGGTATCGTACATGAAGAAATGAATCAGAAAATATCTCAAGAAATTGAGCAAGAAACTGAAACTGCTATCTTTAATCGTATGTCCAAAGAAGAAGGTGTCCCTGATGCTGAAAACGTAAGTAAGGCATGGCTAGGTGCTACTGATGAAAAGATAGACCAAGGTTTAACTTCTCCTCAGATTGGTGCATTAGCTACTGAATCAATAAGTGATACTTTCAAGAATGACGGTGTTGCTGTATTTGGAGATAATCTCCGAGCACTCAACTCTACGTATACAGGTCTAGCGATGTCAAGTTCATCTCATAACCTTGAGAAGATATTTGGTAAAACTGGTACTGAATTGTTCGGTAAGATTGTTAAGGGATATGCTCACGTTAGTAAAGCTAATGAGCAAGTCGCAAAAACACTTACTCAAGTCAAGAAAGCATTCGGTGGTGATAAAGTATTATACTCAAAGGCAGTCGATGTCTTAGAGGGTAAAACAGTTGACATGAAAGACTTTAATCCTGCACAGGTAGAAGCTATCGGTAAGGTTAAAGAATTATATGAATATGGTGCTCGACAAGTTCGAAAACTAGCATATAATGACACTGTACATTCCTTTGAGAAGCGTGTTGCTAATGGTGATGTAAAATATACAACAGATGAAATAAAAATGTTAGCTAAACGAGATGGTTCTACTATTAAAGTTGCTGGTGAAAAATATGGAAACGTATCTGAACTAAGCAAGAGTGATATAAACTATATCGCAACCCAAAAAGCAGAGAGTTCTACTCTTGATAACTACTTCCCACACATGTTTGATAAAGACGGTAAAGAGGTAAACTTCAATGATAGTGAGTACATTAAGTCAAGCGGTAACGTTAACTTCGGTAATATGTTACATCGTATGACTGACACTGATAACTATAGTAGAGATATTATAGACGTATCAGCTAAGTACTTCTCTGGATTAAACAAAAAGACCTACCTAGAACCTGCTCTACACGAGTTAGATAATGCTAAATTAGCTGTGAAAGCTGCTAGTTCAGATGCTAACCCAGTATGGCAATGGTTGGATAAATACCAGGGTCAGCTTAAATACAATAAGCAAGACTTCCTCGGAAAATCCTGGAACGAGATGATTGATAAAACACTTACTCGTATGAATCCAAACAGTCCTAAGATTGGTCAAAACCACTATCGTAATTTGTTATCTACACAACGTCAAGTTAACGCACTAGCATCACTAGGTTTGAGTTTCAGGAACGCTATCCAGCAGACCACTCAGCTTGGTACTACTATCGGTAACATTGGTATCAAAGATACAGCTATCGGTATGGTTAAGTACTTGAAACAGTCATTAAATCCTACTACACATAAAGCATATCTTGATATGTTAGATGAACACGGTATCACAAATGCTGGTATTGCTCGTGAGGCTTACTCAGAGTTATTATCAGAAGGTGCTGGTGGTATGGTTAAAACTAAGGGTGATAAGCTCTCTAGTGGATTAATGATTATGACCCAGAAGATGGATGAGTTTGCTCGTGGTGCTACTTACGAAGGTTCGTTACATGCGAAACTTGCTGAAGGTATGCCTCGTGCTCAAGCTGAATCATTTGCTACGGCAGAAGCTGCTAAGTTTAACTTCTTAACATCGAAGGTTGATATGCCTGTTGCACTTAACGGTGACACAGTACGTTCACTTTCACAGTTTATGACGTTCTCTTACAAGCAAGCTGAAGCATGGAAAGACTTGGGTATTAAATCATTCAAGAATCCAACAACTGGTAAGTTCCAATTACAGCCTAAACAAATGAGTAAGTTAATTCAGATGGTTGCATTCTATGGTCTAGCATTCGAAGGAATGTCTCAGGTCGCAGGTATAAATCCAGAAGATAACATACCATTCTATGGCAACATATTTGGTGATAGTGGTCTACCTAAATCACCAATCGTCAGTATCCTATTTGGACAAAACGAAAACAGTCCTGGTCTCATCGAGACTATAGCTGGTGTAGCAAATCCTGAAGGTGATAACGAGTTTGATAAGGAAGAAAACCGTAAGGCATCTTTCGAAAAACTTACTGACTTAATGGTTAGGAGCTTCGTCCCAGCTGGTAGTCAGATTACTAAATCTGTTAAAGGTTTTGAGTCTACCCAAAATGATGGCGTAGTAAGTAAAGATGGCAAAGTCAAGTATATTCAAAATACTGATGATGCATCTAAGCTGAAGGCTACATTATTTGGTCAATATTCAACTGATGCAGGTAGAGAGTGGATTAATAAACAATTCCCTACACTATCTGAAAAACAGAGTGAAATATTGAATGCACAAAAAACGGCTGAATCAAAGAAACGTGCGTATGATTTCTACTCTGGGTTAAAGACTGCTACTACAAAAGGTACAGTAACTCCAAAGATTAAAGACATCATGGTAACTCAACCTGCCAAAGCACAACGGTTAATACAAGAGCATAATGCTCAAGTTAAAGAAGCTGTTGATGCCTATATCGGTAAATATGGTGAGTTATCCCAGCAGGAATCAGATTACCTAACTAAAAACTATTTCATCACGTATGGAACTTTAGAAAATATAACCGATAATATTGAGGAATAAGATGGCAGAAACAAACACAGAACAACCACTAAATGGTGAGGATAGTCAGCCTGTCCTTGCCTACAGGGTTGGTCAATTAGAGAAATCACTTACTACAGGATTTCAAAAACTAAACGATAAGTTGGATGTCATGTCATGCACATACGCCACACATAAAGATGTAGATGTTGCTCAGACTCAAGCTAAACTAGAGCATGAAGCAATCTATACGGAAATAGAAGATATAAATGTAGAGATTGACAACATGAAGAAGCAGAAATGGGTACAAAATACCCTATCTGCAATCTTTGGTGCTGTACTAGCTCTACTTGTATCTTACGCATTTACAAGTTTATTTAATTAAGGAGATAAGATGAACGACTTGTTACTTTACTGGTTCTTATTTGTTGCATTCAGTGCTTTTATCGGTACGATATTAGCATGGTGCACATTAGGAATAGCAAGAAAAATATCAAATTGGGTCAGGAGTTTATAATGGCTAGTATACCAAGCACAGAAGAAGTAGAAAAACTAAAACTACAGACACAAAAAGAGTTCGAGGAAAAACTTGAATCTCAGAAACAACTAGGTAAAGATTTTATATTAACTGGAGCAGGTGTTATCCCAGAAGAAGTCTGGAAGAACTTGCCAGGTAAACAAAATGGCTGATGCTAACCGACTAACAGTTGACTGTTTTGTATTACATCATGCAGTCACTCCTACATGGGAGAATAAATCAAAAGCTGAGATAGCCCAATGGTTTAGTGATAATGGTTTTGCTAGAGCCTATAGTAGTAACCCTAATAACTGGTCTGGATTAATTAATCCTTATACAGGTGGCAGGTCTTACTCACAAGCTCACATTGCTGGTCAGAGAGTAGATGGTTCTACACCAGATGCTACACCAGACGAACGTGATGCTGGCTTTAGGTGGATACCTCTAGTAGCTGATATATGGGGTCAAATTACTTGGCATGCTGGTAACTGGAATATGAACTGTAGGTCTATAGGTATTGAATGCCTTGGTGACTATAGGAATTATACCTTAAGAGACTGGGATGCACGTATACTAGGTGCTTTCTGGAGACCACAAGACCAAAACCTTGGTGGTGCTACGGCTATTTACGGTCATCGTGAAGTGTCTGATAGTTCAACAGAATGTCCTGCAAGGATTATGGAGATGCGTGATACTGTTGTTTCTTATTGTAACAATCCTCCAGCTCCTGCACCTGTTATAACTACCAATGATGTAACTGTTGTTACGGATGTTCCTTTTGAAACTACTCGTATACCTGACCCATCTAAGTTAATAGGTGAAGAAGTAATTGTAAACGATGGTGTTCTCGGTAAGCGTACTATTGTAACTCGTGTTACTTATACTAATGGCGTAGAAACTAATAGAAGTGTTGTCAGTGATAAAACTACTATACCTACTAATAAAGTTATATACTTTGGTACTAAAGAACCCGTAGTTATTGTACCAGACCCAGAACTAACACCTGAAACCCCACCCATTGACGTGCCTGTAGAACCAGTACCTGTAGATAACACTCCTCGTACCTTTGCAGAGTTTTTGAAGGTAGGTTTAACTATTATTTTAGCTCAAAAAGACAAAATAGTAGCACTCATCAAAGCAATCATTGCTAAATTAAAATAATAAGAGGTTTATATGAAAGAATTTTTCAAATCATTGTTATCACGTAAGTTTTTACTTGTACTAGGTACTACCATTGTATTGATTGCTTCCAGTCAATATGTTGAAGCCGTTGCCGTTGTTCTAGGTTATCTAGGTATCAACGTTGCAAGTGAGGTTGCATCAGTTAAGACTACTGCCGTACAGGAGTAGTATGAACAGGCATCACGTTTTGTTTGAAAGAGTTCCCTGGGAGAAAAAACCAGAGAGCAAAGAGTTAAGACGGGAATCAGGACTTATAATTCCTATGGATGAAGAAGTTCATGCGGAGTTGCATAGGGATGTTAGAAAGATACCATTACTTGGTAGACAGGCTATCATCCTTGTGCATAATGAGTTCCATCGTGGCAATAATAATATGGAGACCATTGACAATCTATTGTTTGCTTTTAATAAGGTAGAGATAGATAGGAATATGCCTCCAGAAGACAGACGACTTGCTGAATTAGCAATCCACAATGTAGGTTTACAAAAACCATATATAAAGTTTGGCACAAAACGTGAGTAAACTAAAATAGACCCCAGGGTAATTCCTAGGGTCTATTTTTTATTTAATAATGAATATTAATCTCTTAATCTTATCTCGGACTTCTTTATCATCATCAACCACTGCTGTTTCACCATCGGCAATCCAACGTTTTTGACTTTCAATATAGATGTCCATCTCTGTGTTATTAACAATAGTTATAACATTCTTTTGTTTACTTTGTTTCCCAAATAATTCTGAGTAATCTGTTTGCGGTGGTGTATATGTTCTGGAAAGAATATCGTCTACAACTTTATTATAGTCGGCATCCTTTAACGGAACAATCACTGCATTATCTTTACTAATACCCATCTCTGGTAGTATCTCAATATCAGTTATAATTAACTTGGCATATTGAAGACCTTCTACCATTGAATAACCAAATGATTCATGGTCTGATAGTTGTACTAGGAAGTCTGATTGCTTGATTCTGTCTATGGCGTGGATAGTCGGCTTCTGTGGAGTAAACAGTTTATCCTTAATACTTGGATAGTCTGTATAAATGTCCCACTGGAAGTCAACGCCTCGTGCCTTTAGAGCCTTAGCTAACTTCTTACACCTAGCCCAACCTTTATCCTTAGCTGTCCTAGATAATGATATGAAGTGTAGTTTCTGTGCAGGAACTGGATTGTATATAACCTTACAGTCAATACCTGCCCATTCCTTCATCTTATTCTTAGTATAGTTACTAACTGCTATCACATCGGTGAACTCTTCATATCCTTCTGGTTTCTTAGGATGAGCACCATGACCATCGCCTGGATGTATGAACAAATATTTCTTTTTTGCTTTAACCCAAGGAAAGTGAAAGTAGTCATAAGCCCATAGAGCCATATCTACTTCAACTTCTTCACCAGGCTGCAACGGTATACACTTCACTAATCCACATAGGAAGTCTACCGATTCTTGCGGAGCATTTTCCTCTAGTAATAAATTATCTGGATAATAAACAGTGATATTATATTTGTCGTGATATTCACGAGCAATATTTCTAATCCATGTTTCAGTACCAGCTAGTCGGAAGGGGTTCTCGAAGAATATACCTATCTTATTCATTTCAGTCTCTTGACAATCATTTGCTCTTTATCGGATGTAGTCTTGAAGTAGTACTTATCTTTTGGTAATAGTTTTACAAAAGCATCAACTGCATCATGAAGCCATGGTATATTACCATAGTCATCAATAATCATTATGCCATTTTCTTCAAGTAATTCAATAGCCATAACACAATCCTGCATTGCTGGTAGTGCTCGGTGGTCTCCATCTATATAGATGAAATCAAACTTAGCATTTACTTGAATAGCATCCGCAAGTGCGTTAAAAGATTTTCCTTTGTATTTAAGCACCCTATCACGAAAAGGTGATACGTTATTCTCAAATCTAGCTTCGTAATCATCTACGTATCCATCCCAATCTTCTGCTGCTTTTGCATCAAACAAGTCTATTACTATTAATTGCATCTTTGGAAAATGCTCTAACATATAGACAGAGGCTTGACCTTCGTAGCAACCTATTTCTAAGGCACTATGAATCTGGCGTTTATGTAGGACTTTATCCCAAGTCTTACCGCCACGTTCAGCGAACCATGTATTTGTATATTGTTTTTCAACCATAATATTCCCTTAATAATCTTTTAGCTATATCGTGGCTAACACGTTCACCAGTACCCATTGGGTCATAAGCTATTACTATATTCTTATACAGTATACTCTTAAGACCGATAGGTGTATGGAATGAACCATATAAACCAGTAACTCCGCCAGGGGCACTACCTGCATAAACACAGATAATAGCCCCAACTTTACTTCCCCAGACACATACATCTCCAGGGCTTATTATTGCACCGTATTTGTCCCTTTTAGTAAGAGAGCGTCTTAATTTAGAAGTTTCCATAATCGACTTGAAGACATTTCAAACCAGCTGTTCTCCACATTTTGACAACTTGGTCTCTATCATCTAAAACAAATTTTACTTTGTAGCGTGGTTCAATAAATCTTTTATACAGGTCTAATTTAACGATAGCATCTTTAGTATTATCACCAGATGCACGAGTGTAAATCTCATCATATTCAATACCGTTTAATTTCAACCAGTCTTCAGTAACTTGTTTATGTTCTGCACTACGACCAGTAAGTATAATAACTTTATAGCCGTTTTGATATGCCATTGCAGTAATAATACCAACAGCATCATCTAACTCATCTTCCATGGCTCGGCTTGCATCATAAGGACTGCGACCATTTGTAATGTGAGATAGTGTACCGTCAATATCAACTATAATAGCTTCTTCCCTGTCATCATCTTCCATAACTTCTACCTTATTAACTGGTGGAGCTATATATCTATGATACATATCCCAGATAACCTTTTCAGGAACTGGTTCTGCTCGGAATGAGTTTCGTTTAATACATTCCTCTACAGGAGTATCAAAGAACTTCTCTTCATAGTCAGATAGGAACTCTGATGCGATAGACTCAAACTGTACTCGGTGTTTAGGGTCGAGGTTAGTGTCATCTACTACTACATTTTTACCATTTACTAGTGCACGGATGATAATCTCATCACGTAGGCTTAGTACGAAGGCTTCGTTAGATTTACTGAATATACTATTATGTAGCATCTTTCTTAAATCATCTTTATTCACACGAACCCATCCATCATCTACTAACTGTTTCGCAAAGGTAGTTTTTCCGCTACCAGGTAGCCCCTTGAGGGCAAGTAGTTTTGGCTGGACTTGTGTGACTTGTCGTTCTGGGTTTACCAGAGTTGAACTTTCGCTCATGCCATTTTCTCCCTAATCTTTTCTAATGCTTCTTTATTCTTGCCAGTAGCAAACTGGTAGTGAAACCAGCCTGCACCTTTTGAGGCAATACTATACACAATATTAGGGATTGGGAACTTCTTCTTCGAGGCATCGTTTTGATGACGATTCGGTTGATTTTGCATCTTCTTCACTCCTCTGTTCAAGTTGTTTTTGCTCATCAGAATCTAATCTGTCGGCTACTAGTGTCGAGTATCCTGCAATGTCTCTCCAACTATCAGAATAGTGTGGGTCTCCATTGATAATACGGGCTAGTTTGTTAACAATCATATTAATAGCTTCTAGTTCATCACAGTGAAAACTCATCCGTGTTTTGCCAGTAACTTTCATACCTTGTTCAATCATCATGTGAATGCCCTGTGCAATGCCAGCTTGGTCTATAAACTGACCGTATCTAGTCCCTCGTTCTTTTAGTACTTCGGCTGTGCTTTGAACCATGATTTCTCTCCTAACTCTAATACGATTCTTACTTGTACTTCTTCTTCGAACTCTTTAACTTTAACTGCAAATCGTCCTGAACCAACTTCTGCACTACGGTATTCTTCATCAGATTCGTAGAATGATTTCAAAGCTGTTTCTGTTAGCTCTGTGATACAATCACGTAGTTCTTGCAATGTAGGAACTTTGTTTTCACCATAAGTCCATCCATATAGGTTGAATAGTGGTGCTGCTTTTGTTGCTGCGTTCTCGATTTCGTCATATAGACGTTCTGTCGTGATACGATTAAATGTTGCCATTAATTTATTTCCCCTTTTACTAGTTTATCTTTGAACCACTGGGCAAACCCATGTACAGAATACTTGAGTATATCCTCTTTGAATACGTTGTATAACATCTCTTTGATATTCTCTTTTTCTTCTGTCTCTATATCAACTCTTACTTCTTTTAGAAGTGCCCCAATGTCCTTTGGAGTTCCAGTGAGTTCTCCATTATCTCTTAGGTGTTGAATAGCTTTATTCCATCTAGCCTCGGTTTTGAATTGTTCCTTAAGAACATCAAACTTACCCTTGCCAGTGTTTAACTTTGACCAGTCCTTTTGGTGTACTTCCTTGAATTGTTCTGATACATATTTACCAGACATAACTGATAACGGAATCTGACCAAGGAACATCCAATTCTTGTATGCCTTGACTACAACTCCCTCAATCTTCTGACCTCCAAGATACGAAACTGTCTCATCTGTAAACTTTAATATATCTTGTTGGCTAATTTCGCCTTTGAATAACAGTGGAACTACATCAACATCGAGCTTTTCCGCCCATTCCTTTATGGTGTCATAACCATGGAATAGGTTCTTCTCAGTCTCATAAACTCCGAATAATGCAAAGTTATGTTTAGGAACTCTATCATAATGAAGTGTTGAGTGTCGAGGTGAACAGAGTGTCTCGCCATAGAACCAAATACCTTCAGGTAATCTGTCAGCTATTGAGTGCACGTATTCTGTTACTGGTATGAATAGTTTATCTGGTTCTGTGAACTCTCGCCCCTTGGAACGTGTTATTACTTCACCATCTATCTTACCAAAACTGAATTGTGACCCATCAATCTTCTCTGTAATCTCCACCTCACCTTCGAAAAGGTCGAGGATTTGATTATCTCCAATGTGTAGAATCTTTGGAAATGCTGCCGTTTTACTCATTTGTCGATACCTTTATGATATTTTCTATGTTAACTTCAACTGGTCGTTCTGCAAGTGTACGCATAGCATTAATTTCTGTAGCAGTTAAGCCCCAAGGTCTGTCATAACGCAACCTGTATTCCATATCACGTAATTTCTTATGTAACGTGTAATTATCATTACGTAACATATCTTTTTCGTAATCATGACTAGGTACTTGGTATAACATACCTGGTTCTGATTCAATATCCGTACCTTTACTACATACTACAAGTATGATAATAAACTCTACAAAACCTACAATTAATAATACTATTTCACCTACACTCATGATTTACTCCTTGGGAACTTTCCGTCCCATCTATATTGTAATATTGTTTCATTATCACAGCCTAATTCACCATCACGATAGAACGTTAAAGATGTTATGTCAATCATTTCATCTGGCTTACATGGAAGATATAGTTCAGTTAACTCCATTATTGGAATTATTACGTAAGGAAGTGGTCGTGGAATATCAATCATCCTACTAAATCCGTTGAAACTTAGATATGCTTTCATGATGTATATGCCCTGTATATGAAATCTTCAATCCATTCAAGGTCTGGTTTCATATCCATAAACTTCGATGTTGATTCGGCAACCGAGACACGCCTGGACATATCATCCATAGCTGCTACTATCTCAGGCGTTACTGGTCTAATCTCTTCAAGTGTCATCGGCTTAATCTTCTTCAGTAGTGGGTAAATATCAGCCTCTTCGAGGTTGCATTTGAACTCACCAGTAAGTAAGAACTGTTCACACTGCCACATTACCCGTAAGAATGCTACTGCAAACTTGGCGGTTCGTTGTTGACCGAGCACTCCTGTATCTTCAAAATTGTAGAACTTGTTCCATTGGTTATGAGCATAACCCCTTGAGGCAGCCACGAAACTTTTTGTATTGATAAACTTTTTCCAGTTATCTCGTAACTCTTTGTGGATTGGTGAAGTTTCGATGATTTCATCACTAAAGAATACTTCAAGGATGGTTGCGTTACCATGAACTGCTTGCTTACAAAAATCTGCAAGTTCGTAGCTGGTATTGTCTTCGTCTCCTTCAATCCAGGTTGTGTTTTTGAGGGTTCTAAAAGGGGAAAGTTTTTCCACAAGACTATGTATGTGAATACCACGATAATCATAATCACTATCAGCTGTATGTAAACCATGTAATCTACTCCCTACTAGGACTTTAGCTAACTGTTTTGTCATACATGTAGTCCAATAATTGTTTTTCAATAGCTGGTTTAATTTTACTTAAACAATCGTCCTTATTATAAAACGTAAATCTAGTTTTATAATCACCGTCTGGGTCTTTTAGGTATGTAATTTCTACAGTACCACATGCCCTACCAAATTCTTTCGTTTTTTCGTTCAATTTAATAGTTAAACCCTTGAGTAAAACCTGTCCTAACTGCTTAGTCCAGTATTTGTACGTTCCATCACTAAAATGTATTTTGATGGTAGGTTGTGTGAGTTGTTTTTGTCGTTGTTTCATATACTCCCCTAAATTACAATTTCTAATCTACTATCGTCAATAAAGCTAGTTCCATCATTATTAATGATTTGCAAGCCGTATTCAGCGTATCCCAACATTCGATTACCTAATTTCTTTTGTAACTTCTGGATTGTCGGTGCTGTTACAGCTCTTACTAGATGTAACTTTCTTACATAGTGGTCTTTTTCTTTTCTGTCGGACATAACAGTTTCTACTGTCTCATCCCAACCGTACCACTTACCGTCTATTTCGGTAGCTAGCCATATATTATTGGCTGACATTTGCTAATCTCACAGCATAATTAATCATACTATAAAGTTTCTTTTTGTCGGTATGTGCAAGCTCGCAATCATTAGCGTTATCTGTAAATCTAAGACTTGCAGAATATCCTAAGTTTCCGTGTTTGCATATAATAATTGATTCAATATTCACGCTTTACTCCTTTTTACTCTTTAGGTTCACCTGTTATCCAATCAATCTCACGCTGTATTTGCCTTGCGAGTTTCTCGTAATGTTGCTTTACTTTACGTAGTTGTTTGATTGCATCCAATTCACTTGACTGTTTACCGAACTGTGTTCCTCGGTAAGGGTGATTTACACAGACATGCCATGTATCCCTCTCATCACCCTCAACTATTGTAACTACAGGGATGGACTCGATAATACTTAGTTTAACAGTACCACGATTTTTCCCTATAGCAATGACTGTTTCATCTAATTTGTCGATTTCCAATTTAACCCTCCTCTAGTTCTATTCCGTTTTCAGCAAGTACATCATTCACTAAGTGAACTTGTGTCTCTATCTCTGAATACTTATCTAGTAAAAATCTTTTATAATCTAGTAAATCTTCTGGTGTCAAGCTACGCAATACTTCTAATTCTTTAGGTACTGGTAGCTGTTCTTGATTTCTTTTGTTATACTCCATTTACAATCCTCCCTTGTTTCTTAATCGAGGCTTCTGAGCACCAACCGTAACAATTCTGACATTGGTAACGCTGGCTCTGCCCGTTACGCTTATGATTAAAGCCACGCTTATGCAAATTAGTAGAACCACACTTAGGACAAATACCATCACTTTGACTAATATCACCAATATTAGGATGACTAGCCATAAAAGGACGAAGCCTATAATACACATCTTCAAGTAATGTAACATCTTGGTTATTGTACTTTCTCATTAGTTTAATAGTTTGTCTACTAGGACTGTCGGTCATGAAGTCATCTTCTAACTCCGAGTAACCTACATTTTCTTTCCTACCAACTCCAAGAAATTGCCCAAGGTCATCGAGTTTGTTTGATTCAAACTTGAACCACCTTCTGGCTTCACGTAAAGTGTCAACGGTTTTCCTTGGCTTTGGTGGAGTGAGACCTTCAATGACGAAGAACCTGTTAGCCATCTTATCATCAAACGAGCCACCATTGTGTGCGATAGTCACATCAGCTTCATCTAATAAGTCTCTAAGACTTTTAACAAAGTCGTGATATTTCTTAAAATCATGTCTACTTACAAAGTTAACTTTGCTACTTCCTAATTCCTTCCAGGAATAACACATTAATTCTGATACTCTTACAAACTTGACTACACGAAAATCCCATCTGTTGCCATAGCCTTCCACGATTGTTCTACTGGTCTCTAGGTCATAGAGGATTATTTTCGCCATAGTTTTTCCTTATATATTCCTTTATATTACTATTCAAATAAATGTACTTCTCTAAACTTCTGTTACAATGTACACATAGTAAGCCTCTCACAGCACCAGTTTTATGGTCATGGTCTACGGCTAGTCTATACTTTTGCGGTGGTTTCTTACATATATCACATACTCCACCCTGCTCATCCAACATCCTATTATAATCTTCTAAGGTTATACCAAATAATCGTTTATATTTAGATGCTCGATTTTGTTCATTATCACATGTTTTACACCTAACACGTATTTTATCTTTACGTTGGCTATCCCTAGTAAAGAACGATATATTAAAAGTCTCCTTACATTGACAACATTTCTTTGAATCAGCCATTTGCTATCTTTTCGCATTCCTCGAGTGTTGCCTCATTTAGTAGCCACTCTTCAGTAGCATCTGGTTTATTATTCTTGCTCATATTTTCCGTCTTTCATTTTCTGTTTGTGTACGTGTTTGGCATCAGCCGTCCATTTCCACATCCATACTGGCTTACCCTTCCTAATTCTATTCTTAATAGTATTTCTAGCGAATCTAAATCTTTTCTTTACCATACAACTACCAACCAATTTGTCCGAATATTAGTCTAAGGATTCCCAGACTATACCACCTGTGATTAAATCAGGCACATGTAAGACGGAACAGGTACGCACACCTCATGCATCCATCTCTGGACGGTCAACGTATATCTACGGAACTGTCATCAACAGCTACTACGGAAATCTCGTTTGGCTGACTTACGCCTGATTGATAGTTGTTTGGTGGCAAGGGGTGGAATCGAACCACCGCTTAATATAGATGATAAGTCTACAATGCTACTGAAGCTACGTACATATCAAGTACATGCTATTTCACTTCCATGGCTTAATGCCACAGCTCTACCTCTGAGCTACCTTGCCAAATTGTGGTGGAGATGGAGTGAATCGAACACTCGTCCCAAGGGTTTCCAACTTGTGGATTTACGCCTGGTCTAACCGTTGCATCCCCAGAAAGGGGTGTATTCATCTGTACATACACCAGGAACATCAATACATAATTTTAATAATAAGACTACGATAGGCGTGTACTGACGCCTCGTTTTACTTCTAATAGTTTAGGTGCACCGCAACTATTCTTCTCTACAGATACTTCTGGGAATCACACCCATACCTTACCGCAGCAGACGAGCAACGTACCTTTTGGAATCTCACCACAAGGCTCATCACGTCATACCAGCAGAGTTCTCGTTTCTTATTATTAAAACTATATATTGATTTGGTTGCACAGGTTGGATTCGAACCAACGACTTTCACCTTATGAGAGTGACGAGCTAACCACTGCTCTACCATGCATTATGGATTCTCCTTGACTTTGTACGAGCCGTTAACGGATAGGAGAACACATCCGACAAGTTTTTCAAGGCATAACTTAGTTCTAAACCTTCCCTCGAGGGGATAAAATGCCAGTGTCAGGACTTGAACCTGATGTAGAGCCTAGTAGCTACAATTCTCTCACTGACTAGAATACGCAAGAACCTCACTTACGTATAGCTAGACCCGACAAACAACTTCGTCTAGCTTCCATGAATGGTTTAATACCAGTTGTGGGATTGGTGGAAAGCCACCGCTTGTGCCCATGAGCCATAACGACTCAGCACATATTTATGCATCCATGCAACTTGGCAAGCACCATCTCCTAATGAGCATCCAGATTTACCACAGGGTAATTCTTGGGCAACGCCACAAGCACCTGATGAACTATTTACTGCATTAGGGTTACATCCAGATTCCTTGGCTATTAGCCATGAGGCATTCTGTATGTCTGATACGCCAGCCGAAGCAAGCCAATCTGAGCAATTACCACTGACTGCAACCTGCGTAATATTCGCATTATATGTCTGCTGCCGTGCTGCTTCAAGTTTAGCTTGCTTTACTCTTTTAACTCAGAGTTTTCCTTCTGTAACTGTTGTATCGTCTCTTCTCTAACTTTGATTTGACTCTCGGTTTCTGTGAGTTGAGCTTTGATTTTACTGGTCTCTTGCTGTGACTGGCTAATAATAGCCATTGATTGAGCTTGCACTCTATTCACAAACACATAAGCAACCAGAAGGACTGAAACTACAGCTAGGATAACTGCAGAACGAGACCACTTTACGATTGTATGAATAATCGTCCTTTCGTTAGTTGATATAGGATTCATCGTCAGCCTGGGTTAGTCGAAGTTAGCCTATCTAGGCTGTTCCCAGTTCTACCTGACCGTTCGTAATTTCTTCCATTGTATGTCCCTGCTCAAGCAGTTCAATAACTTTGTTTCCGATTTTACTCATAGTATTTCTCCTTTGCTTAGTATTATATCAAACTTGAGGCAAAAAGTCAATAGTATTTTTCAAAAAGATGTTGTAATTTATACAAACTAGACCACTCGCTACCCATCACAGTTTCTAGGAGACCTGTTCCCGATGACCGTTTCACTCGGTTAGTTCTGTGCCAAAGCCTTGTCCGTCTAGTTGTCTTACATTCTACTCATCCACTGCATAAACTCGTATTGAGTTACCGTGAACTTGGGTTCAAAATATCTGCTACCCTTAAATCCATTGCATTTCGCATGTTCTGGCTGTATGTTAGTCGGGTCGAATACACGAGACGGTTCTCTCGACCTCGAATAGATATGACCGAGTGTGACTTCATCTGCGAGGATAAACCTGCCACAGTGTCCACAGACGTAACATCCGTTGTCGAGTGGTGGGTTATTCTTTTTCCATTTTTGGATGAACTTGAGCCATTCATGTGTCTTATCCCCCATTGTATTTATTGTACTATTGTAGCCATGCATCAGGTATATTCCTTATAGAGTATTTGAATCCATTCTTATCAGCCCATTCAGACTGTCTAAGCCTAGTGCCATCTTTCCTCTTAGCACCAAAAGCTCCATCGGAGTAAAAGACAATCCGTATATCTTTATCGGGGTGTTGAAGTTTGACGGCAATAAGCTTTCGTCTAGAAGCTGCATCAAAGCTTCGTCCGTTACCCTTTGTCTCAATATAGAGTGTTTTTCCTCTATTAGTCTGAATAATGAAATCTGGAATGTATTTTCCTGACACTGTATAATCCAGTCTTTCACTCTCATAGTTAAACGAAATGTTTCTTTCATTAAGCTTATCTCCAGTTACTTGTTCAAACTTGTTTCTGTAGTTGTTTTTCTTTTTGACCATCTACTTGCCATACCCTTCTTGCCAGCTTCACTAGCTAATGTTGTATTAGTAGCAAAGCCTTTCTTGACTCTACGTCTTCCACCCTTACGTCCAGCGAACTGTTTTATTATTCTACCCTGTTCATTAAACTTAACTGGACTTTTCATTTAACCCTATGTAAGATAATAAGAAGTCATTCATTATATCCCTTAACTTCAAAGCATCCTTAAACGTAAAATCATCTAATAGCATAATATCTGGTCTATCATCTGGTGTTTTACCACGACCAAAAAACCAAAGTCTGCCCCCAGCTACAACAACATCACCCTTCTTCATTGATGGTTCATATTCACTCATCCTAATCTCTCATCCTTCCGCTGACCCTGTAAATCAATAACACGAGATTTAATAGCATCTATTAAGTCGTGAGAGTCTGCTACGATTGACTTGAGTTTCTCAAACAATACTTTAGCTTGATTATAGGTTTTCTGTGCCTCTATGAATACTTCATCGGTGTACTTTGCATCACCAGCAGATGTAGCATTATGAGCTTCTTTAGCCCGTAGGAACGCTGCACCCTTTTCTTTGAGCATCATCACTTCTTTATCAAGCATATCTTGATGTGCTGTAACCTTTATGTCTAACAGAGATGCCTTCATAGCACTGAGTTTTACCCCAATGTATGATAGGACATCACCTGTTAAACTTTTAAGGAAATGCTCGTCAGACAGCTGGTGATTAATCTTCATTATCTTGCCGATTAGTTCGGCTGTCTGTTCAGGAGTCATATTAAATATCCAAATCTTCCAAGTTTACTGGTTTAGTTGCAGGTTCAACACCTAACTTTTCCAATAACTCGATTATATAATCTAGTTTATCGTGCATCAATTCTGTGCTAACAGCGGATGGCGTATCACTTGGCGTTGCCTGTGCCACTGAAGAACTTGGTTTGGATGCTTGTAAATCTCCCATAGGACGGCTCGCTGACTTGAAGTTATAGAATGTCCCAAACTTTCCATCAATTTGAACAACGTCTCCATAGAGTTCATCTCCTGGTTTAAGTTCATTTCCTGGTTTTTTGTTGACATTAATCCATCCCTTACCAGATTCACCATCTAGTTTAACTTTCCATGCATTGAATGTATTACCGTTCAATTCAACTGTTTTTGGTGTTTTGTCTTCCTTACTAACTGTAGCTTGGAAGGCTTGTGTGACTGTATATGCTTGTGACATTATAACTCCTTCATTGTTTTAATTGTAAATACTATTGTTGATATAAAGAATACCAACCACAATATACCTAATACGTACCACGCTGGTGTATGAAGAGTAAGCCACATACCGATGTTAGCTACCCACATTAATACCAACGAAATCATCATCTTTTCTGCTGATTCCATTATTTATCCCCTTTTAATACTGAACTTAAATCTATTACTTCTGTGCTATGTCGTTCCCACTCTAGTGTAACTGGGTTCAACCAATCAAGGTCAATGCCTTCAGTTGTATATCCATATTGACTCAAGATGTAAGCATAGTAGCTCATCTGGAATCGGTGATATGTCAATAGTGTGTTCTCTTTGATTACACCCTTAAATGGTGAATCCTTTTTCTGGTACTTTGATTCAAACAAATCTGTATCAGTTTTGAAGTCTCCAACTCGGATAATCTTCTTTTCTTTGTCTACAATCTTGATGTAGTCAACACGTCCACAGTGTCCATTCGCATCTGCAATGAACTCTTCACTGAGCATTCCATCAATACCGAACTTAGAAACATAATCGTTAACTAGTTTTGTAAAGAATGGGTTTTTGCTTAATGCTTTGTTTGGTTTCTTTTTACCAGTCTTATCAACACCAGCAATCAAATCACCAACCTTATTATACTTGATGTAGTTTTCTAATGCATGGTGAACTGAGTTACCGAATGATGTACTAATACTACCATTGGTTGACCAGATTTCCATTAACTGTTCTCGGGTAATTCCTGAATCAGGGTATGCCTTTTGAACTAACTCGATAGCTTGAACTTTGTCAAACTTATCATAGAACATATCTGGGAATGAACTACCACTAAGGTATTTATTGCCCTTTGCATCTAAGTAGATATGTGCCACTGGGTCGTAATCTAGCGTAACACCTGTTAACCTACTTGTAAGTTGGTCGATACGTGTAACTGCTGTCTTTACCTGTTTAGGTGCTTGCTTAAGAGTGAAAGGCGTTGGACTTACCATCGCATCAACTTCAGCAATCTTAGACAAACCTAAGTCTCGAATCTCTTCCCAATTATCACCTTCTACTTCGATAACAGTATGTACGTTACCATACTGTACTGTTGGACTTGTGCTGTCGAATACAGCTTTAACTATTTTTGCCATTGTAACTCCTTGTTTTATTCATATAGGTATTATATCAAACTTTGCCCTAAAAGTCAATAGTTTTAGGTAATAATGTGTTGTACTATTTACAATAGTCTATCTATAACCCTGTTTTCTATTGACATTTGAAAGGAGTTATGGTATAATACCAAATGTAGAGATTTCTTTGTCGTTACTCTACGCTTAACTCCTTTCTAAAACACTTGGTATTCCCCTACCAGGTGTTTTTTATTTTGTCTCGTTTTTCTTACTACTTTCCCTAAACTTAGCATCTATTGCCTGTGCAACTTTGCTAACCATTAATGCTCTTTGATTAATACCTTTAAGGTATAATGTTTCAAGGCTTCTAACCCTAGATAGCCCAACATAGCCCATACCTTCAACGAATGCTTTAGATAAGTCTATCTCTGCTGTGTCTAGTGTCATACCTTGGCTCTTATGTACTGTGATAGCATACGCTAATCGTATAGGTATCTGTGTCAAGGCTGCCGTTACTTTATCACCTCGTTTATATTCCCATTCTTGTGGATAAACTGTATAACTATACATGTCTCCAAAATCAACAATAGGAAAACCATCATTAGAAAAACCTGTGATTATTCCAATACTACCATTAAAGAACCTACCTTCTGGGTCGTTCTTAACTGCCATAACTACTGCTTCGTTTTTTAATCGTAATGTTTCTGGTGCAAGTACATTCTTCTGTAATATCTGTAAATCATTCCACGAACTGCCACGGCTTGTTCTAAGGTAATAATGTGTATCACCATCTAAGTCGTTTAGCTTCTGGTTATTGATATTCTCAACGTCTACGTTAAGTGTGTATAATCGAGTTACATTATCACCAGGGTTATGCCCGATGCGAGATGTTAGTAAATCGAGATGGTGTTGTTTCAACGTACCATCACGCATTGCATTAAGTATATCTTCTAGTTGTTTATCGTCTTGTCGATGTTGCTCTTCAAGATAACAAATCTTAATATCCATCTGTTTCCACACTTCACTGAACACTACAAACTTACCAGACCCACCTTGTTTTACTGGTGGTAACTGAAAAAAGTCTCCAACTAATATAACCTGAATACCACCGAATGGCTGTTCACTATCACGTATAATTCTCATGGCTTTATCAACCATATCAAGATTATAATCGTGCATCATACTAACCTCGTCAATAATAAGAGTATCTGTTTTGCGAATATCTTTCTTCCTAGTTTCACTCATGGTATAAACATAATCATCATGAAGATAATTATCAAGTCCCATCCCAGACCAACTGTGGATAGTCTGACCACCAATATGTGATGATGCAAGACCTGTTGTAGCTGTTACAACAACCTTCTTGTGTTGTTTTCTTGCTTGCCTTACGAACTCATTAATAGTCCATGTTTTACCACTACCTGCCTGCCCTGTTAACAGTACATTAGCACCTGATAGCATTATTTCTATTGCCCTACTCTGTATCATAATTACCATCCAATCTAGGATGATACCATTTCATGGTTTCAATACTACAGTGCCCTCTTAATTTATCCCGTTCATCGTCCCAATTATCTATTAATAGACATTCTCTAGGGTTTAATTTATATAACTTCAGTAATTTCCATGCTGTTATATAATGTATATCACCATCAGATTTAGACTTGACATAACCACCACGAATTATATTTTTAATATCGCAACACATTATTAAACTTCTAACTTAAGTTTTGTCAATAAACCAATCAAACTGTCAATCTCATCAAACTTGATATGACCGATAGCCGTACCCATCCGTTGTATTGATACTTTGTTTTTCTTTGTATTATTCATGTATTGTATTCTCAATGAACCTTCTTTAACGCTAGTTATAACCTGTTTCTTAACTTCGGTTGCAATAGGTTGTATAAACTTTTCAAATACTACTGCAATAAAATCACCCTCTAGTGTTTCAACTCCATAATCATAACTGCTACCAGCTAACTCATCCATGCGTATGCGAACTACCATAGGAAGGTCATAACCACGGCTGTGGTCTTTTCCGTATGCATCTTCAATACGTGTTAATACTACTTCATCACCTACTTTATACTTGCTCATTATAAAACTCCTGCTTGTTTTTTACGTCTTTTAACTTGCCATCCCTGTTGTAACCAAGGTGGTCGTTCTTTAGATTTAATATCTGGTACTAACTTACGTGCCAATGCTAATGCTGTATCAGTATAGCCTGGTGTATTAGTTTCTTCTTTAGGTACAATCAATTTAATTACCCTAAGTCCTTCATGCTCCAACACTTCAGGCTTATTGACAAGTTTATCAAGTCCTTCGATAGTGCCAGACAATAGATTACCCTGCCCAACCTGCTCTACTCGCTTTGCTCGACTTTTTCTTGCCTTCCCTACCATGGCTTATTTCTTTTCGAACTTGATATTAGTTTCGAACCATGCAATGTTTATTTTAATTCCGTCATCAATAGCTATACTAACGCCAAATCGTTTCCAATTTAGATATGTGTAAATACTCAATACGCTTTTCTTTTTAATAACTTTAGGTTGCTTTGTCGTAACTTCACTCATTTCTTTATCCTTCTTTCTATATATATTCTTTTTTATTATATTATCTTTCATCTCTTCAAAGAAGAGGTGTGTCTTTACTATATCTCCCATTTCAAATTACTCCTCGGACTTCTTATTCCCCGATATTACCTCGGGTAGGCTCTTACAAGATAGCCATTGGGGTGATGAACCAGTAAGTAGAATACCCTTATCTAACCTAACCACCGTATAGCATACATATAGTTGCTAATTTCTGATTAGTTATATTAACTTCAATTCCCTATTAGAAGGTATATTCTGGATTGTGTGTATCTCAAAACTCCTTAGAGTATCGGGGACAGGATATAGAAGTCCGCACTACATTCCTGATTAAAAATTACACTTGGTAGTTTGTTTGTTGCAATGGTGATAACTATAAACACCACACTTATTGATTATTTGTTACTGGGTAACTTCACCTTATGGGCTACTTATTCGTTTACACAATATACGTTTTACTAGCCTAACTTTGTTAGGTGAACCATTGAACTATGTTCAACTGTACTTGGTATTATATCAAACTTTCATCAAAAAGTCAATGCCTAAATGTAATAATGTGTAGTAGAATATACAACAACATCATTAAACAGATAGCAATGTACACATATTTCCGATTATTATTTGGTTCTGATAGCATACCAGACCTTTTCCCAAAACACATCATAGAGTTCTAGTATAAATCTAGTGCCAAACTCATCATTGTGCTTACGTGCATAATTAAAACATGCTTCTTCAATTCCATCTTTGCCTGCTTGCCTACAACGTTCCAATAATTCATCGTCATGTCGTATAAAGTTTATAGCATATTTGGTATTTTCTAACTTAAATGCTAACACGCCTTTGTATATACTTTCTCGGCTCATTAAATAACCTCACTTGCTTCATATTTAGTTGCTACTCTATTATTAGGTAATTTTAGCGAGTTAGTACTTTCACCACATTTCTTACACTTCATTGCTGGTATTACATTGTCGTGATAAAAGTCGTCATCATAACTATCATATCCATTATCAGTTTCAATATTTCCACAACTTTGACATTCATATTTGCCTTGAAAATCACGCCTACTCTGTTTAATTTTTTCTATAAGTTTCATTTTACTAGCCCCATTTCTCTTAATAGTTTTATTACTCTGTTTTCAGCTTTCTCTTCTGGTGATAACTGTGGTATATATTTCCTATACTTCGTCCACTTTTTCTTTGCCATTTAGCTCTCCTTCTAGTTTATATAATTCAGTTTTCTTCCTAGATATTTCTTGTTTTACGCCTGCAATTTTAGACCTAAGATTAGCTTCACCTTCAATAATACTTTCTGGTGATGTAGCCTCCTTGTATATCATATTGATAATTTCCAATACTTTTACAGGTGATAACCTACGTGTTAATGGCTCTTCAATAACAATTTTGCCATATCTTAGCTGTATTGAATAACTGTTATCATCCATAGTAAAATCAAGGTTCTTATAATCACTACCACTATCATACGTCTTATATGATATATCTGCTGTGCCTAATTGCCTATCATCTGACCAACCACTTGGCATTACTATTTTGTTAGTACTCATTTTCATCAAAATGTCAACTATTTCTTGTTCAATTTTATTCATACAAATCATACTCCTTATTTTCATTATCTAAATAATTTTCTATTATATCATGAGGCTCATACTCACGCATATCTTCGTTCTTACAATCTTGACAATATACGCTATACATCCCTTGACAAGCACACTCAATTATTCTCTGGAATGGACTACAACATGGTGGTGTTACTTCTACATTCAAGTGTGGACAACGCCACTCATCATCTATTAAATATACTGGATAGCCCTCGTGTCTGACTGTTACTATCATAAAAAGTTCTCCCTTACTTTCAATAAATGTTTCAGTATAATACTATCTTCACCAAACTCTTTTTCAATCTTGGCTAGTAGTTTATCAAATCGTTCTAGCTCATCAAGTGTCAATGTTACTCCGTACTTATAAGCCTCATCAAAATCTTCCATTGTAGTTCTTTTTAAGTAACTCATTATTCGTCTCCATTCAATGTGCTGTCAACTGTATCTAACACGTTGTTAAATATATCTTGTACTCTATCACTATACATTATATCACCATTATCTTGCTCCACTTCTAGTTCATTAAGTGGTATCTGTGTAAAGTTTCTAACTATATATTCTACAATATTACTAGACAATTCACAAACTGTATCCATTTCTACTAATCGGCTCATTTTACACCTCCTCAGCGTAAACTGTATAAATATTACTATTTTCTATTAAGTCCTTTAATTCTGTATTGTCAATATCTCCACAATCTTCTTTATATAATTTCTTTAGCTTTTTGGTTACATCACTCTCACTCTGAGCCCACACGAACATATCATAGGGGTCATCATGCCATTCTGTTATAGACTGTACATGGTATAATGTTTTTCCGTCTTTTTCTTGTTTCATTACAGTACTCCATTATCTTTAAGTTCTTTTGTTAATTCACCCGTCATATCTGCCTCATCTGCTAGTTGTTCAATACATGACTGCCATGTTGCCATTTCACCATAGCTCAAGTTCTGTTGATTAGACCAATCTTGCCATTCTATTGCTAAGTTTCTAATTGTATCTACCATGGAAAATCTCCTCTACCTTTAATATATTGTTCATCTACTTCTTGCTCATCTTCTAATGATATTTCTTTATATAATCTCAAGTTTATCTGCCCTTCACTATCTACAACATTTTGTTTATAAGCAACTTCTGCCTCTTTTCTAGTGTTATAGTATTCATCCCAATTATCACCGAATAAATGCCAACAAACATATTTTCGTTTTGTCAATGCTATTCTGTTGTAATTTTGTCTTATATTCTATAACATAAGCACAACTTGTAAATATTACAACAATAACACATACTTCAACAGATGTCAATCCTGCCTCTATCTGCTAGTTTTTGGTTATGTTCACTATTACCATATAGACTATATAAGAATAGCTACTAATAATATCCATGTAATTAGTATTATAACATATAGTTTAATCATTTCAACTACTGTTATTTTATAGCATAACTTTACAATAACGCAAGCTATTGCTATATATATAATCATCTGTACTAGCATTTTATTATACCTTTTTTATGTTTATTATGTTTATTTATATCTGTAAACTCTGTACTTTTTAACCTGTTGTTATCGGTTAACCGTTCAGATTGATTAAATATTATCTATCTTTATACTCTTAGTATATCATAGCATAACACACCTGCATAGTGTAATAATTACAACACTAATTGTGTATAACTATGACCCCTGTTACTGTATATTATAACATATATAGGTATGGATGTCAAAATCACGGGTTTATATAACTTTATAATGTAGTTGACAAGAGGTCGAGCTTATGTTGTAGCGTGCGAACTATAGCACCAATTCCATTATATATATTAGAACATACATTAGCGTGATTGTCAATGCATAAACATAATGGCATAATGGTTAAATAGATATACAAGTATATCAGCATATTATGACATATAGTTGACATATACACAAGCACTATGTGTTGTAAGTGTTTTATAATGTTTATGTTTAATGTTTGATTTATTTTATTATTATGGTATAGTATAGGTGGGGTGGGGGAGGGTACAATTTTATATTTATGGTTTAGCTGGGCTGGATGAATCTATTCGATATAAATACACAAACCACTCAGAACTAAAAGGTATGGATACATATAACAGATATAATACCATGGGCTATAATGAAAGGTATGTATTAATTATAAATTGCTATTGACTTTTTACAACAAGTGTGGTATAATACTTGTTATGACAACAAAGACAACAACAAAGAGCTTATCAAAGCGAGGTAAGAAGTTCGGGCTTAGGAAGCAAGGTGAGAAAGGAGTAACCGCTAATCAGTGGACTAACTCACCACAGCAGAATGAGTTCCTACGGTATTACCTAGACCCAGAGCAATCAGAGACCTGGGGTAATGCATATCTAGCTGCTACCAAAGCTGGGTACTCGGAAAGCTATAGTTCTTCTATTATGAGTATAGCACCACAATGGATACAGCAAGCTAATAACATCGTGAAGCTACAACCAGAACATCTTAAACAAGCCCTGGCAGCTATTGCCAACTCCAAGTTTGAGAAAGCATCTGATAGAATACAAGCTATTAAATTACTTGGATTAGACCAAGGTATGTTTGTACAAAAACAATTAATTGGGCATGTTAATATAGAACAAGCCTTGAATGATTTAAGATAGGAATAATATGATACCAAAATTTGAGTTTGATTTACTCGACCATATTGGCGAAACGTTAAGCGATGTAACTATATCTTTAATTAATGCCATGGTAGAACACTATAACGAATATATAGTAGGAAAACATAATGGAAAATAAGATGATAGGACTAATAGATAGCGAAGATTATATTAATCAACTATGCTTAAGTATTATAGGTGATTTAGAACATAACAGTTTTAGCTGGACTGGGGATGAATACGGTATTAATATAACGATAAATGGTCAGTCTAAGTTTATACCGAACGAAGCTGATGAAGAAAAGGAAATTGAGAAACTATGGAATCAAGTAAACGACAACCCTACAACTTTGGAATAAAAGCACTGAAACGACAGCTTATACAAGGTGGTATGAGTAAACATGAGATTAATGAGACAGTTGCTTTATATAAGCAAAAGGTAGCAGACAGAATAGCCGAAGTTAAGGCTAAAATGGAAGCTGAGTTCAATGCATCTATTGATGCTGATTCTCAAACAAAGTTTGACAAGGAGAAAAACGATGCCGATAATCAATAAAGTGCAACTCTATATATGGGATGACAACTTAGAGTTCTTAAAACAAGTCAAGAACAAAAGCAAACTAGTAAACTTGTTACTACGTAAATATCGAGAAGAATTGAAGTAGTATGGACGAGTTTCAGCTATCAGAGGAGCAACTCCAGAAGATACTGGACATTAAAAACGACTTTTATAGGTATTGTGAAAACAACCTATGGATTAGGGATAAATCTGGAACTATAGTAAGGTTCGTACCTAACAGACCACAGAAGGCATTGATTGATTATATCATCTATTGCATGGACAATGGCAAACCTATTAGGGTTATTATCTTAAAGGCTAGGCAGATGGGGCTATCTACTGCTGTTGAGGCTGTTGGTTACTGGTGGAACTCTACTAATAAGAACCAAACTGCAGTTATTATCGGACATGAAGAGAAGTCTGCTCGTAACTTGTACCGTATGTTCCGTAGGTATTACGATAATAGTAATCCTATATTTAAGCCAAGTATTAAGTACAACACTAAATCTGACTTGAGTTTCGAACGATATGATGATGCAGGTAATCAAGTTGGACTAGGTTCGGTGATTACAACTGCTACTGCTAAGAATACCAGTGCTGGTAGGTCTGATACTATTCAGTTCTTACATGCTAGTGAGGTTGGAGAGTGGGAAAATGGTGAGGAATTGATTGCTTCGTTGATGCAGACTATACCTTTCCTTCCTAAAACCTTTATCTTCTTGGAGAGTACAGCTAAAGGTAAGGGTAATTACTTCCATAAAGAGTGGCGTAATGCTGAGAAAGGTTTGAATAACTTCATTCCGTTCTTCTTTCCTTGGTGGTTAATAGATGAATATGAAGATTATAATGATGAACCTATTGGTGAGTACTCAGAATACGAAGAGTTTCTGATTGATTTATTCAAAAAAGGGTTCACTACATGGTCTGGTGAACACTATGACGTTTCAGAAGACAAGTTTATACCTAAGATTAAGTTCTATAGGCGTAAATCTAAAGACTTTGCATCTGACCCAGTTAGAATGTTTCAGGAATACCCAAGTATAGCTAATGAAGCCTTCGTTGCATCAGGTGCTAACGTATTTCCTGTACTTAAACTGTCTGAGATGGAGATTCTATGTCCAGAAGAGAACGAGTACGACTACTACAAGCTAATTACTGGTGATACCCACGAGGATTTCATACTAGAGAAGATAATATTCGACCCACAAGTAGAAGATTTTACTTATGTTGCTCCGTTAAAGATATTCGAAGAGGTTCTACCAGGACATGAATATGTTATTGGTGGAGACGTTGCAGAAGGTCTTAAAACTGGAGACTATTCAGTAGCAGAAGTTGTAGATATTACAACAATGAAGACTGTAGCAAGGTGGAGAGGTCACTGTGACCCAGATAGATTCGGTGAAATACTAGGGGCTCTCGGTGCATACTATAACTATGCCCTTATAGGTGTAGAGGTTAATAACCATGGTCTTACTACTATACAGAAATTGAGGGATACGTTCTATACTAACTTGTATAAGCGAGATAGAGGATATGATGAAGACTTTGAAGAGCCTACATCTAACCTAGGATGGAAGACAGACGTTAGGACTAAACGTTTAGCAATCGACACATTGATTAAAATCATTCGTGAAGGTATAAACGAAGATAAGGATATTGTGTTTATACAGGAAGCATTTGCTTTTGTACGGGATGACCGTGGAAGAATGAACGCTGAATCTGGTGAACATGATGATACTATTATGGCTAAAGCCATTGCATTTCAGTTATTCAACTGGGGTGATAACGACTATACTCAATTAAAAGTAACTAAGAAACTAAAGAAAAGTAAGGTAAAATAATGGCTAATAAAGAAACTCCAGCATTGACTGAAGCTGATATTGCAGGGAAAGACCCTCTATTAGTAGCAACGATGGGTGACTTTGACCGTGCACGAAAGTACGTCCAAAACAACTATCAAACAATTTGGGAAGACTGTTTCAAGTCTTACAATGCTATACGCACAAAGCGAGGATATTCAGGTGTTGCAGATGACTTCATTCCAGAAGTGTTCTCAATAGTTGAATCCCTAAAAGCTGCCATTGCTGGTAGCAAACCTAAGTTCAAGTTCATGCCTCTCGATGAGGAACAGGAACAAGACACAGAGATATTAAACTCACTAGTCGATTACTACTGGTCATTAAACAACATGACAGAGAAGTTATTGAACTGGGTAGGTGATATGATTATCTACGGAAACGGTGTGTTCATGATAAGTTGGGAAGAGCATAAACCTCTTGTCCATCATATTCCATTGTCAGACTTCTTCGTAGACCCAACATCAACTCACTTGAACCGACCAGAGGAACGTGGCTATGCTAAGTATGCTGGTTATAGGTATCTAACAAGTCTTGAGCAATTAAAAGCCAAGAAAATGATTGATGTCAAAACTGGTGAACTAGTACCTATGTATAAAAAACTTGATGAAATATCTATTGGTAATCCAAGTGATGCTGACGATAAAACTCGCAAGGAACAGTTACTAGGTTCGACACTAGGTAAAGATGCTGCCAAAAGTCAAATTGAAATCATAGAATATTACACTGCTAAGAAAAAGATTATCATTGCTAACCGTTCTGTAATTATATTTGATGAAGACAATCCATTCCAACGTGAAGAGAAGACTCAAAAAGGAATCAAACTAGTAGATGGTGAACCTGTCGAAGTTAAACGAATGATTCCTGGTATCAAAGGCTTCTTGCCATTTGCTATCTTGCGTAACTACGTTGACTCTAACTTGTTCTATGCTCGTGGTGATGTAGAAATACTTATTCCTATACAGGAAGCACTTAATGATACATCTAGCCAGAAACGTGATAACCTAGCCTATGCGTTAAACAACATGTGGCAAATTGACCCACGATTCAAACATCTTGCAGAACAAATTGAATCAATGCCAGGTGCTGTATTCCCTATTCCAAAAGGTGCTTTGACTCCTATTGAGAAGAATGATATTAGTCCAGCTGCAGATACTGAAATTAGTAGGTTAACTCAAGCTATGCGTACAGCTTCGGCTGCAGATGCTGCTGTTCAGGGTGTTGCTCAGAAGTTCTCACGAACAACTGCAACAGAAATTGCTGCTCAGTTGAATCAAGCTAGTACAAGGTTCACGACTAAGATTCAGAACCTCGAAGATGAAGGATTCGCACAACTTGCACGTATCTTATATAAATGTATACAGATATTTGTTGACAAAGAGTTGGCAGTACGAATTACTGGTAAAACTGGTGTAACATGGAAAGACTTTGACCCAAAGAGGTTCACTGGTGAATACCAACCTCGTGTTATCCTAGAAGCATCGGCTAAGGCTGAAGCATCACAGATGGCACAAGCTGTTCAAGTAGCAGCACAGTTCGGTATGAATAATCCATTGGTTAACCAAGAAGTATTACTACGTAAGATATTTACGAGTATATTCCCAGATTCTCCAAAGGATGACATTGATGCGTTATTGACTCCGCCAACTCCTCCAATAATGGGTGGTGACGGACAAGCAGTAGACCCTTCATTAACACAGAACCCAGACACTATGGTTATGCCAGGTGGTAGGGAAGCTATGGTTAATGGTGGTGGTGCATCTATGGGTTCAACAACTCGTGGTAAAGCTACACAAACTGGTCAACAAGGAGGTGGTGGAAAAGGTACGTCAGTTGGAAACAACCCTCGTGCTCGAGCATCACAATCTGGTACAAAACTTAAAACTAGCGTAACCCCAGGAAGATAGTTATGAACGTAGAACCAAAGAACACAAAGAAACTCGCAAAACAAGCGAAAGCTAATGCGGATAATGAGAGAGCCATTGCACAACAGTGGCTCGCCTTCTCGTATACCGAAGCATATAAGGATTTTATGCAGTATGGACACTCCACAAGTGAGATGTTGACTGCCTATGCTAAGGAAATGGTAATGCCTTCTCCCGTAAAAGAAGGTGAACAAATCATATTAAACGGTGAGAAGTCACTTTCCCTCTTGCAAAATGCCAGAGGATGTGATATAATACTATCGTATGCTGAAGAACATGTTTCTTTTGCTACAAATAAATAGAATACAAAGGAGTATCCTAAATGAATGAAACCACTACTGGTCAGGTAGTAGAACCTATAGTTGCCGACAACTCGAGTACAACTATTCCTACAACAAACCCAGCGGATTCGCAAGTAACGGAGAACGCTAGTAGTAATACTGGTGAAGCAACGTCCAACGCATCTGCTGAAACTAATAAAACAGAAGATGAAGACGGTGCAGCTCTTGCTAAGTTTGCAAAAGGTCAAGGTATCAATGACCTCTCGGAATTATCCGAACGTGAACTAAGCCTTCTTAAAATGGCTAGGGACAACAAGTCAGCATTTGATAAATCAAAACAAACACAACCTAAACTAGACGAATCGTCAAAAGAGTTATCGAAGTTGGGTGATGATGCTACAGTTGTTGAACAATTAGCTGCTAAAGTACAAGCAATGGAATACGGAGAGAATAAAAAGGCTTTCTTTGAAGGTAAAGATGTGTCAATAGAACCAGTAATGGCTCAAATTGTCGCAAAAGTACGTGATTCGGGAGACGTTGATTATGCCCGTAAATTGGTCAATGACCTACCTATGTTGTATGAATTAGCAACAATCGGACGTGGAACTACTGATACTAGTGCTGCAATCGAAGCTGCTAAACAAGAAGAACGCAATTCTATGAATAAGAGTCTATCTGCTGGTGCATCTGATGCCCATGCAATTAGCTCAAAACCTGCTACACCTATAAAGGTAACATCTGAGTGGATTAGGAATGAATACAATCCTAATAACCCAGAACATCGTGCCTTGGTGGATGCATTAACAAAAAGATAAAAAAACATTGAATTATATTCAATAAAAAGGATAATAAATGAATTATGTAACCCCTACTATCGGCACAGGTGCTGTAAGCGGAAGCGGTGACGAAGCTCTTAACGTTCCAGAACTATGGGCAAAAGAACTACAAGAAAACCGTGTTAACAACCTTGTCATGTGGTCATTAATTGATGGTCGTTATTCAAGTGAAATCTCTCAAAAAGGTGATACATTACATATCAACTCTTTGGATGAAATCTCTGATGACACTTCAGCAAACACAGCTGTCTCTGGTTTAACCATTGATGGACTAGATACTGACCAAGTTGACCTATTGATTGACCGATACATCCGCAAAGTTCTTGGCGTACAAGACGTTATGAAAGCTCAAAGTGCATACGAGTTCCGTGCTCCTTACACTGCCCGATTGGGTCGCTATCTTGACCGTGCTCTTGACGAAGAAGTAATGCGAAAAGCTGTTGCTGGTGCTGGTTCTACCGTCACTGTAACTGGAAACACTAATACGACTTTGGCTTTCGCTGATGTTGTTAAGGCTTGTGCTATATTAGATGCTGCAAACGTTCCTCAAGAAGGTCGTTCGATGGTTATCAATGGCTATGGTCTTGGTGACTTACGACAAGTTCCTGAGTTTACTGCTTACAAAGAAACTGGCGAAGCTGGTCTTGTTAAAACTGCAACTGGTCTTGTTGGTGAAATCTACGGTATCAAAGTATACGTTACGAATGCGGTCATGACTGCTTCTAGCAAGTACAACTTCCTGTTGATTCAAAAAAGTGCTGTTATTGGTGCAACTCAAAGCGTTCCTAGCTTTGAAGCTGACCGTGATAAAAAAGATGGTATTGACTTCATCGCTGGTGCTGAACTTTTCGGAGTTAAAGTACTACGTGCTGACCATATCGTTAAAATCACACGCCCTGTTACTTCAGCCTAACCTAACGGTTAACTGATTTAACAAATAAATTAGAGGTGGGTAGAATTATCTGCCTGCCTCTTTTTTTATGTATAATAATTAAATACATAAATTAAATGATTAAAAGATGAGGTCAACTAATGCCGATTTATAAACCAACTATTGTTGATAATGGTGGTCTTTCCCCTATCATCCCAGATGACAATAGGGTGCTGATAAAAGTCTCGGTTGAAAGTTCACTACTTGAAAAAACAGAATATACACTATTATCTAGTAAATTAGATTTCATATTTATATTCGAGAAAAATGAAACACTGCTTGAGGCAGAGAGACCTATGGTAGATAATAAAATACTTAAACGAAGTTATATAGAAAGTGGTGTATTGTGACTGTTATAAAAACGAAGAAAATCACAGATTTAGATGTTAAAACGTCTATTACTGCTGCAGCAAAATTGCCAATTATAGATAACAACATAGATGGTAATCCAGATAACTATAGTATGTTAGTTTCAGACCTAACTACTCTAGCAAAAGGTGACAAGGGAGATAAGGGAGACACTGGTTCTCAGGGAATACAAGGTATTCAAGGAGTAAAAGGCGACACTGGTCTGACTGGTGCTGATGGTGCTGATGGACTTGGTACTATCGTAAGTATTGTTGCTGGTGCAAATATAACAGTAGATGATACAGACCCTAATAACCCAATCGTTGCAAGTACTGCAAATGGTGGTGGTGTCCCAGTTGGTGGTACTACTGGTCAAGTAATTGCCAAAAACTCTAATACTGACTATGATGCATCATGGAAAACACTCTCTAAAGCTGATGTTGGTCTATCAAACGTTGATAATACTTCAGATGCTGATAAACCAGTGTCTACAGCACAAGCCACTGCAATCGGACTTAAACAAGATGCAATGGGTGTTGATGATAACTATGTTACCGATGCCGAAAAAGCAGCATGGTCAGCAAAACAAGATGCTTTAGGTTTCACTCCAGAGAACGTAGCAAACAAAGATACTACAACAACTCTAGGAACATCAGACACTAAATATCCTAGCCAAAAAGCCGTAAAGACTTATGTTGACAATTTAACAACAATGACTCAAGTTCGTGGAGAAACTCCATCAGGAACTATTAACGGTTCTAATGTTACCTTTACTCTAGCAGCAACACCTGCAACTGGCTCTGAAAGACTCCATAAAAACGGTATTCGTCTAAAGAGCGGTGCTGGGAATGATTATACGATTTCTGGTGCTACTATCACTATGGCAGTTGCTCCTGCTACTGGCACTATATTATTAGCAGACTATGAAATATCAGCTGGTACTTTTGCTAATGGCGTAAGTAATTTTATAACAAATGAAATACCTGCTGGATTAGTGAACAGTTCAAACACTGCCTATACAACAGCACAGAGTTTTGTGGCTGGGACGTTAGAGTATTGGATAAACGGACTCAAGCAAAAAAGTGGTACTCATTTCACAGAGGTCAACCCAGCAGCAGGAACATTTACTGTATCTGATGCACCAATAACTGGAGATTTGCATGAGGTTAAGTACCAACATGTACTCGCTAGTGTGGGTGATGCTGACACTGTTGACGGTTTCCATGCTTCTAACTTTTACCCAGTTGGAACGATTTATTCAAACAAAACTAATTCAGCGAATCCATCAACTTACTTACCAGGACAAACTGGTACTACATGGACCGCATTATCTGGCGTAGTAGTAGTAGGTAAAGCACCTTCTGGTACATTTGCAACTGCTGGTGAGACTGTTGGCTATGAAACTCATACATTATCTATTACAGAAATGCCAAGTCACACACATATTCAAAATTCACACTACCACGCCACATCTAATAAAACTAATAATACTGGTAACACTACCAATAGGGCTGTTGTAAATGCCGATGCACATGGAGATATGTCATACTGGAACTTCGGAACTGCTCCTGGATATTCTCAGGCAGTTACGCCAACAAACCAAAACAGTGGTGGCGGTGGTGCTCATAATAATATTCAACCATCAGTCGTAGCATACGTATGGGAAAGGACTGCATAAGGAATAAGATATTATGGCAGAAACAAAAGTAACAAAGAATGAAATAGAAACGGTATTATATAATAATGCGACTGGTACAAAGAGCACTATTACATTAAGTGAAACTAGTGCAAATTTTTCATATATTGAGATATATTATCTCGATGAGTTATTAAGCGGTAGCCATAGTGTTAAAGTTTATTCGCCAGATGGTAAAAAAACCGACCTCAACGCATACGTGTATGGAGACGGTACAGCTTATACAAACCTATATGCAGCTCATGCTGACATTCTAATAAGTGGAACTAGTTTATCGTGGGGTCATAATGGATACTCATTTACATCGAGTCAAAGTGTTACTACGCATTATGATAGTTCAGCGTCTAAATTAAAATTATAAGAGTAGTAGGCTATAAATAAAGGTCGGGTGGATACTGTTTAAGCCATGATAGATACGATAATAAAATAAAACAATAAGGAATATAATATGGATTATAACCTAGTAGGACTCAGACAACGTGTCAGAATAGACAAGTTGGACGATGAAGAGTTCGATTCAAGTGTAATTGATAACTTTATCAATGATACACAACGAGATATATTCAATCAGTACGAACTTCCCTTCCAGGAAAAGATTTTCCAAGGTACAATTCCTGCTGGTTCAACAATGTTCCAATCTCCTAAAGACTTAGCACAGTTACAATATGAAACTATGGCTGGAGTACAAGGATTTTCAGAAACTAAAATGAAATGGCGTGAGTTCTTTAATACTTACCCAGACAATACAAATGCTACAGCTGGTGCACCTAGTGCATGGACATTATACGCTGGTAATATTGTATTTGATAAACCAACCGATATAGAATACACATTTACATTATACTATATCAGGAAACCATTACTATTAACAGAAGATACAAGCGTTCCAGAGATTCCAGAAGAGTTTTCTGAATTACTTGTACTTGGTGCTTATATACGTGTACTTAAGAGAAATGAAGATTTCGACCAAGCTGCATACGTAGAAACAGAATACAATAGACAACTCGATTTACTTGTTACCCGTTATGGGTTTAGGCAAGCTAGTGGTGCTATTAAAATGAAGAATCGACAGATTAGGAGATAAACAATGCCAACATATAGCTTTAATGGTTCTAGCAATGTCAAAGCCCCAAGTGGTTCTAAAACTCTTGCTGGAGCTTCATTGGCACTTGCTGGACTTGATTTAACAACTCCTGTAGACATGTTGACGGTTGGTAAAACTCCATTTGCTAAAAACTTTAGACTATATGCACAACAGTCTGACAGTCGTAAGGTAGCCGTAAGTTCTCGAAAGGGAGCTGGCTATCTTATGGAAGCTGTAGGTCAAACTAATGAATATATTCAAGATGCTACAACTGGTGCTTCAACAACTACGGTTGGTATTATATCAGGAGTAGAGGGTGTACGATTCCAAGCATCTACCGTTAATCGTATAACTCGTATAGATATTAAACCATCAGACCCACTTGGTGGAACTACTGGTGCTTTACTTGTAGAAATATGGTCTGACAGTGCTGGTAAGCCATACAAAAAACTTGCTACATCATCTGTATCCTCAGGTTCTATCGGTGAAACATCCGCATGGCTACCTGCTAGGTTTATAAATGCTGTAAAACTTACAACATCTAGTTATTACTGGGTAATAGTAAGAATGCAGGACGATGGTGTTGGTGCTTATACACTTGATACTACAACTGCCTACGCAAGCTACAAAAGTGATTCTACAATAAACAGTTTAGCAATACAAACATCTGGAATAAATATAAAAGTATATGGAACTCCAGAAGGTACTTTCAAAGGTGCTTATAGATTCTTACGTGATAATGGTATTAATACTACTATGGTTGCTTACGGAACTACAATGTATTACCTAGACGAGGACAATACCCTACAATCTATACTTGCTGGATTGAGTTCAGATGCTACCATATACCGATTTGCTCATGCTGATAATAAGGTATTCTGGGTAAATGGATATGATACATTACGTGCATGGGACGGTACTTTTGAAGCTACTAACTCTAATCTTATAACTAACGGTACATTTGAGGTTAACTCAACTGGCTGGTCAGTAGATAGTGGAGTTGGTGGTACTGTAGCTAGAACTACAGTAGAACACAACACTGGTGTAGGTGCTTTGAGTATCACTAATACATCTGGAAGCCGTGCAGCAAGTTACTTAATGGCTGTAAATAAAAACCATAGATACAGAGTTAAGTTTTCTGTAAAAGTAGCTACTGCTGGAAATGTCAACTTATATGGTATGACTACAGATAGTAATATGGTTACTAACGGACTGTCAAAGATTGGTGCTGATATTTCTGCAACAACTTCATGGCAGAACCTTGACTTTTATTACGATGCACCTGAAGGATTTGTTGGCGTACAAGTACGTGCTGCCTCTGGTGTTGGTACTATATATATAGATGACGTATCTATTGTCGATACTGGTATGTCTTACATACTTGACACAGAACTAGAAATTGCTAGTGATGTTATCTACAATAAAGACCGACTATGGACTCGAACTGCTAATGACCCTAATAAGTTACAGTGGTGTGAAGCTCCTGGTAATCCTACTGCTAAAACTAAATATGATGGTACACAAATACCAACTAACTCGTCTGAGCAATGGTATAACTCATGGCGTTCTGTAGACTTCAGGTACGTTCCTAGACCTCACAATGGTTCACCTGTTGTTGACTTTATAGGATTTCAAAACGCAGTAACAGTATTCACACAAGATAAGAAATATATCGTTGATGGATATGATACTGGTTCATATACTATGCGTGAATCGACTGGTTCTAAGGGTGCTATAAGTATCCAAAGTGTTGCAGTTGACGAGAATAGCGTATGGTTTGTAGCTAAAGATGGTTTCTATAAGTATGATGGTTCATCTGATGTTAAAATCAGTGCTCCGATTACACCAATCTTTGATGCTTGTCCTAATAAGGATGAAATACGACCAGTTGTATGGAAGAACCAAGTTAGGTTCTATATGGCATCTAGTGGTTCTGCTTACAATGATATTTGTATGGTTTACGATAAAGACCTTAATGAATGGATGATGGATACGGAAGTATACGTTAAAGATGCATTATGGTTGAATGATACTGATGACTCGCAAGACTTGTTAGAGTTTAGTTCACTCGTACCGCAGATATTTGAAGCAGAAGTAGATTATAACAACTTAGGTGCTCCGATTGATTTTGAGTATAGGTTTAACTATGATTCTATGAAATCTCCTGGACAAAAGAAACGTATTAAACGATTCGTTCCATTGTTACAAGGAGTAGATACTTCGTTCCCTATAACTATTGCAATGGATAAAGATTTTCAAGATAGTCCAAAGATTAAGAAGCTAATGCTTGTTGTAAATGGTGCTGTGCTTGATGCCTTTACACTTGGTGATGGTACACTACTAGGTGGAAGTAAATCATTCAAAACAAAGCGACAGAGTTATTCTGGATACGCTAACTACTGGCAGTTCCGACTGATACGCAATGCAGTTAATAACCGTGTTGCCTTTATAGGTGCACAGTATACATATAAAACTAAGAGACTTTAGACGAACTATGTTCGTTGTAATTGAGCTATGCTCAACAGGAGACGATAAATGCCACTTTTAAGTTATGACCCGATGGAAGATGGAAATGGTGCTAGTGCAAACCTATGGAATGTACGTTTAAGTGCCATCCATGACCTTATTAACGGTAATTTAGATGCAGCAAACCTTGCAAATGGAGCAGTAACAACTGCTAAAATCGCAGATGGTGCTGTAACTAGTGCTAAGATTTCAACAAGTAAAACAACCGATGATAATGGATGGGTAGTAAATGACCTTGGTACATTCAAGACATATACATATACCTATACAATTACAAATATTGTCATCAACGGACTGATTCGTAAAGATAATCTACCAACGATTCAACCACCACAAGGTGTTAACCGTGATAGTCTAGTGTACAGTTCCACATGGTACGGTGGTTATTCTAGCCATGCTATTCCTGGTATTGAGGCTGGCTCTGGTACAAGTATAGCAATTATGCTTGCAAACCTTTACCCAACCGCACTTACTTTCAACGGTAAGATATTCATTACAGCAGTAGCAGGTTAATATGACAGCTCCGCTTAAACTAACTTCTGCTATGTCCCAACAGGTCATGGTTGATGCTATAAATCAAAACTTCCGCCAGATTGAAGCAGAGTCTAGGCGGAAGGTGGTTACTGATGAAGACGGCAAAGACCGTATCCTCATTGGTAAAAAAGAAGATGGTAAATATGCAATTAAAGTATCTGCAACTGGATATGATGTAGACACTGCAACAGATGACCAACTTGTTATGAGTTCAGACTGGAATATGTGGAAGATTATACGTGCTGGTGAAATTACAGCCCCTGGTGATACTACTCGT